TAAGGGCGGCGACGCTACCAACCCAGACCCGGATTCCTTTGGCGAAGGCGGTACTGATAATAATAACGTGGTATCAGGTTTTAACGGGAAATCTTTCTTGGAGAAGATGGCCGCCAGAGGTATCATCGACAGTATCGATAACCTTGATATTATGGTAGATGACAAGCCAGTCGATCTTTCTACTATCACAAAAGAAGATGATTTACTTGATATAGTGGAGGGGTTGATCAAGGATAAGGCCGATGAGTTGTTGAAGGATAAGGTTGATACCGGTTCTATGTCTGACTTTATGAAGAAGATGATAGAGGTGGATAAGGCTGGAGGTAACGTAGGTCAGCTTCTAAACCAATATCAGAACATTCAGGCGCCGTTGGACAACCTTGATATGAGCAACAAGAATGATCAGCTTGCGGTCATCCAACATTATTATAAGATGTTGGGTATGCCGGAAGACGAGATAAAGGATAATATGGAGATGATGATTGGCAAGGGCGATGAGTTCATTGAGTCCAAGGCCAATAAGTTCCATGATATCCTGAAAAAGGAGATGGATAACCTTATCGAGGAGGAGAAGAAAAAATCCGAGAAAAGGAAACAGGAGTTTATTGAGCAGATGAAGATCTATAAGAAAGGTCTTAAGACGTCTATAAGCTCAGGGTTCCAGTTGACTGACACGATGATAGGTAAGGCTGTCGATTTCGTTACCAAGCCGATAGACAATCAAGGTCATACGGCTATAGATAAAGCTTATTCGGAGGCTATCAAGAATCCGGACATGGCCGCTGATCTGGCTTTGTTCTTGATGAATAAGGACGAGTTCCTTAAACAGAAGACTAACAAGGCTAAGATGGAGGTCAATAAGAAGACCATCACTCTTCTTTCTGGCAATAAGGGGGGAAAGCAAAATAAGAATAATATCGATAATGATACTATAGAGGCTAACTTCCTTGATCTGAGTGGATCAAAGAGTGTATAACATTAAAAGATAGATAATTATGAATCCTTTTTTAACAAAAAGTTTTCCGGCTACCGTGAATGGTGATAACGTTATCGCCTTTACCGATGCCAAGAACTATAAGACATCGCTCGTAGAGCATAACTTAGGCTCATTGGCGAGCTGGTATTATGAGGATCCGGACAAGAATCATTTGGGTCTGTTGAACTTGTTCTCTAATATCGCTAACTATCCTGTCCCGATGTATATGGGTATGATCAATAACGGCGCTACGATCTCCGTAAACGGTATCGGGGCTTCTTTCCGTTATGATTTACCTGTTACAAAGACATTCGCTGTCGTTACGGCTGAGGATACTTCAGGTCATCATCTAAAACCGGGTATTGACGGTGGTTTGTTTGATATTGTTTTGAATACTTCTGAGTTTACGGCTTATGATGTCATTACCTATGACGCCGCTAACGGCTGTAATATCCTTATCTCAGGTGAGATCCCGTCTAAGACAGAAGGAGATTTGACACGTTATTGGGGTCGTGTTATTGGCGGTAAGGCTAAATACTTCCCTAAAGAGAAATTACGTCCGGGTATCCGTTATTGGAAGATCGGTCATGCCCTTGGTGAGTACAGTACCCAGTTCTCTAAGGTATCTGGAGCTGACAAGGCCGGTTCTATGACTTGTGAGTTCCGTTTAGGAAACCACCGTGGTGTTGAGGGTGAGACAACTATGTATGCTGGTATGAAGTCCATGCAGGCCGCCCAGAATAGCACTTCAGAGTTCGTGGAGACTGCCCTTCGTCGTATGAATGCCATGAGAAGCGAGTATGAGGGTAATATTCCTGATTTGGCTATTATCGGCAAGACTGTTAATGGTAGACTTGATTTACGTACGGCTAAGGTAGCGTCCACGCTGGAGGTATTCTGTATGGCTGAGTTGGTTAAGCTGGAAGCTAGACAGTTGATGTGGCAAGAAGGTGGTATTATTATGGATCAAAATGGTCCTATCCATTTGAATGAGGGTATCTACCGTCAGCTTCGCCGTGGTTATACTATCTACTATAGTCGCCCGATGGGTATTACTAAGGATACTCTTATGGCTGCTGCCGCTTATATTTTCCGTGGTCGTCAAGATCTTCCTATTACGGAGCGTAAGATTAAGTTCAAGGTAGGAGCTATGGCTATGGTCAACTTAGAGAAGTTGATTAGAGAGGCTTTCTTTACTACGTTGAGTAATTTGAGCTGGGGTATGGGTAGTGACCGTATGTTGCCTTCTAATCCTATCTCTGGTACTAATGATGCTATGATCTTAGGTCCGGTACAGGTTAAGGGCGCTTTTCTTCCCGGCATCGGAAATGTAGAGTTCGAGCACGATCCTTCTTTGGATTACGCTGACATGACAGATCGTAGCGAGTTAGTGAATGGCATGTATCCTAGATCCTCTTATTCTTGTATTATTGAGAATATCACTGACGCTGGATCGACTAACGCATATTCCGCTATTCCTAATACGGCTAACGCTAAGTTAGGTAATATGAATAACAACGTATTTTATATCAAGCCAGAAGGCGTAAGCATGTGGTGGGGTTATGAGTACGGTCGTTGGGCGCACAAAGCCAACGGAAATGAGATCGTATCATCCTTGCCGGGCATGAAAGAGCAATTCTGGTGTCACTCAGCTTCAGCGGCTTGGGTTATGGATAACAGCAAGTTCTTGATTATCGAGCTTCAACCGAACTACTTCGGCTAAGTTTTTTTTCATATGTAATTTGGTTTTTAGAGGGGAGGATATTCCTCTCCTCTTTTTTTAGGAAAGTAACGCAAAAATAAGGAAATGAAAAAGATTTTAAAATCAAAGAAGGTATTGGTCGAGGTAAACGGCTTCAATATCATGTCAGATACCTTGTATGAGGTAGTAGGTAAACACGACGGAAGCGCTCCGCAGGCCTTCCAAGACGCCAATATAGCCAAGGCTCCGTTCCCGGAGAATGCTACTCACGTATGTTGCCCGTGGGATGATTTCTCAGAGGTTTACAATACCGGTTTTTATCCAAGATCAAGATGTTATAATGGCATGGATAAGGATGAGGTTGATAAGTTGGTTGATCAGCGTGTCAATAATATAATGAAGCCTTTTGAGAATATATCCCAGAAGGATCTTTCCCAGACCAATTTCGAGTTTTGGGATGATGCTAAAGACAAGATCTATATGGGTAAGGTTTATAACACGGCTAATACCGTTGAGTTATTTTATTTATATCTGGCTGTATTTTCTGGCATGTTGACTCCTCAGGAAATGGATGGTGATCCTATTTTCATGAACTCCATGTTCTGTTTCATTGAGAAAGACAACGCCAAGGATTTCGTTCAGCAGCGTGAGATCAATAAGATGAATATCAGCTATAAGTTCATCGACGCCCTTAAGAAAGGTGGCAAGGAACGTCAGGCTGTCATCGACCTTCTTCTGTACATCGGTATCGTGACCCGTCCTGATTTTACAGAGGATGATTATTACACCGGATCACTATCAAACTGGATGAACGAGAAGAAGACCAACATCGATTATCTGCTTGATATCTGGGATCGGTCATTGGAGGGTGATTTCGAGGAAGTTCTTGAGTTCTATCGTATCATAAACGTCCTTCAACGTAACGGTCGTATTAACATGACTCCATCCGGCTTGCAATATAATGGTCAGATCATAGGCCCTGACACCCGTACGTCCGCCGAGTTTTTGGCTACCAAGAAAGATCTTATCAGTGTAAAGGCTAATGTCTTGGATGAGTACGAGGAACTTATGTCTATTTCTAATATAGACGATAAGACCAAGAAGGTTAAGGATGTCAAGAAGAAGGAAGACGTAGATGAAGGTGGTAAGGTTAATACGGAGGAATAACGATGACGATCCAAGAAGCGTATCTAAGGTCTTTGCAGAAGAACGAGCAGAATCTCGCCAATGGCGGGATTAAGCTTGATCCGGGAAGGTTTGTGCTGCTGTTCAACGAGGCTCAGGATAGGTTGATAAGATACTATCTTAATAGGAAGGACGATGAGACCATCCGATCTATACAAACTCTTCTGGTATACTGGAAATCGCTTAAGGAGGTTAGTCATATTGATGATCCCGAATCGACATCATTCGGTCTTCCTGATGATTATTTATGGTTCTCAAATATAAAAGGAGCGTTTTCTTATAAAGGATGTGAGGTTGGAGATTTTGTCATGTGGGAGGCTAAGAACGAGAATGTTCATGAGCTTCTTGGGGATGATAACAATAGGCCTTCTTTTGACTATCGGGAAACGTTCTACACCATAGGTGACGGGAAGGTCGTGGTGTATGAGGATGGCTTCCGTACAGACGAGGTCAGGATGACCTACTACCGGAATCCGGTACGGGTGGATCTGGCCGGGTATATCAACGCCGCCGGTGAGCGGTCCACGGACATCGACCCTGAGCTGCCAGATCCTTTGGTGGAGGAGATTTTGGATATGGTCGCCAAGCAATTCAACCTTAACGAGAATGAGTTGCAGAGGTATCGGTTTGATAAGGATAATGTGGCTTCTTTTAGATAAACACCGTTAGTTTGATCATTAAGCCTACTCGGAAACGGGTAGGCTTTTTGTTTTACATAAAATGTAAACATCATATTATGTCGTATACTCACGACCTTATTTTATTGCGGTGATGTTGTTTATGATTATGTTTGCGTTAGGTAAATGATTTTTGAACTAAAAAGTTGATAATATGTTGCACAGACCGCAAGACCGGGTACTTTTCGTACCCCCGCACGCTAAGATGGTGGATGTTGATTCCATCTTCTTGAAGGAAGGTCAGCTTGGTATTTATGATACTAAGGAGACTTCCGAGAACGGTTGTAAGGCCGTGATTGATTTTACCGGTAAGCCTCGTAATGACAAGCGTTATGAGATCCGTATCGGTCGTAATGAACAAGCGGCTTCCCGTTCTATATATGACAAGGATTTTTCCACGCCTCTGTTCTCGTTGAATGAGATCGCCGAGATTTACGCTTCTTGGCCGAAGAAGGATCACGCTTATGTCGATGACGTTATCTTAGGATACAATGGTGTCTCTGACGACACGGCTTTCTCCGTTTCCAAGGGCGACCGTATCGTTATCCGCTTGATTCTCGCCGGCAGGGCTTTCGAGCTTCTTGGCTACGAGGAAGGTCGTGTTGAGATCAATGACGCTATCCTTTTGGATGATTGCGACAATACCCCTAATCAATGCGAGGAATGTGATCCTTGCGAGGAGGTTGATTTGTTACCCGCCGTATTGAAGTGTATCGAGCGGATGAAGAACCAACCTATCGCAGGTGGTGGCAAGGTATCTGATTATATTGATATCACTCCGGTTACAAGATGCACTAATGAGGCTACTGAGCCTGAGACGGAGGACGTGAACTTCTATTGTATGGAGGTATGCGATACTGGTGATGATCTGGCGTTGGCTGAGGTTCGCGCTCAATATCCAGGATTGAAGATCGTACGTGAGACTATCGAGGGTAGCATGTCACGTTATAAGGTGATGAAGAAAGGCGCTAAACCGGCTGATTATACTCAACGTCTTATCTCTATCATGAAAGGATGTACGGATTGTCCTCCTAACTATACCGAGGTTAAGGGTGGTTATCTGTATTCTATCTCCTTGGAGGATGACGGTGTCGATATGTCTACTACGGTGGAGTCATTACCTAACGTGGTTACCGATACGGTTAATAAGATGAGCCAGATCAAGGGGTCAGGCTTGTATATCGCCGCCACTTCCAAGAAATTGACGGATGAGGAGATATCTACTTTCGTGGAGGCTAATCCTACGGCTATCATATACTACGTAGCCAAGACATCCGATATGTGCGAGAACCCGACGGTTCGTACCGCTTCTTGGTCAGCTTGTGGTTCTTGCAAGGTATCCACTGAGAAGTATTATATCACGATCCCGGATGATGAGTGCGGGAACAGTGCTTTGGAGGAAATCAAACAGGCTTTCCCGGAACTGGAGATCACTGACTACGGTACTCCTGCGGCTTGCCAGCATAGCTTCCAGACAGAGGTATATACCAATATGTTGTGCGATGAGTGCGATAAGGTGTTCGAGGGATTCTTCACCAGCGAGGCTCCGGCGTCCTACCGCAACCGTATGTGGAAGAAATTGGAGTCGGTTCAGGAACTTGGTACTAACTGCAAGTGCGGTATCCGTTTCCGTGGCAAGGAAATGTTGTTATCTCCATCAGAGTGCTTGATGGATAAAATGACTTATATCGAGGATAGTGTTGAGATCGTTGGTGCTAGCGGCGGTTATCCTGATTCTCTTGACGAGGGGTCTCCTATCTGGTGGGATCAACTTCATTTCGAGAGACTGTCTAGCAAAGCACCACGTACTCATGTCGGCGGTAATATGATGGATGACGAGTTGAAGGGTTACGCTCATTTCAACGGTTTCCCGAAACATCAGGATTTCATGGGGCGGACGTTCATGAACGAATATAGTCGTGTAGAGCAAACGGCTCAGTACGTTGACTTCCAGATTACGCTCAATCCTCATAGATACGCTCAGGGATTCGGAAAGGTTATCGCCGACGATCCGGTTAATTTGATCTTACGTGTACGCTATGGCGCTCATGAGGGTGTTCAGGAGATGATTAACATGATCGGTGCTGCTGCTGGTCTTGGCCCGGCCATCGTAACTGAGCCGAAATAATTTGACCTTTTTTGCGTTCATATATTTCCTAAAGGGGAGAGATTCAATTCTCTTCCCTTTTTTGTTATCTTTGAGGCAGTAGAATTAAAATATGATATTATGTCTGCGATAAATGAGTATTTAAAGAGACTGGCTTCTATATTCGGAAGCATGGGTTTCTCCGTTCCGCCAGATGACTTCTCAGGTGTTGTCATAGATGGAAAGACGTATCCGGTCATGATGAGGAATGACGGGTGTTACGTGTACTTCGATGATAAAGGAGTAAAGAGACTTGTAAGCGAGGTTCCTAAAAAGGACTATCAGTTCATTAACATCAAGGACGCCCGTGTGTCGATCGTCAACCAATGTTATCGTACTCCGGGAGGTCAGGTAGAGGCTCGTATCCATACCTATATGAATAATAAGGGTGAGATATTGGCCGAGAAGATATTTATCATCAACTCTTCAGATGTTGATACGCCTATTGGTACGGAATTGGATAAGATTCCTGCCGAGTGGGTAGCTATAGATTGTAGCATAGCGGAGATGACCGATCGGGAGTTGATATTCGTAAGTAAATGTTACGCCACGGAAGGGGGCAAGGTCCAGATCGAGGGCGTTGAGTCAGTAGACCCCCGCCTGAACCCGGAGGTATCCCATTATGAGGTGGTGAATACGACTGACGATAGCAATCCTATCGGTACGGAGTATGATAAGATACCCGATACATGGAGTCGTATAGTATGTGATTTCCCGGATATGACCCAAAGGGAGATAATACCGGTGCTTAAATGCTTTGATACCGGAACCGGAAGGGTGCAGATAGAGGGATATAAGATATTTGATTACGAGATGGGTACCAGAAAGGAATGGTATCGCGTCAAGCAAAGTACCGATCCTGAGAATCCGGTAGGTAAGTTTATCACCAGCATAAGCGATGACTGGGTTGAGGTTGTTTGCGACTTCACGGATATGGAGGACCGGGATATTGAGGTAACTGTAGAATGTTATAATACACCGGCCGGTAAGGTGAAGCTGGAGGTTCTCACGTCATGGGACGGGAATATAGGAGTTAGGGATAAGAACTATAAAGTCCTGGAGACTACCGACCCGTCACAACCTGAGGGCGCCAGCTTCAGTTCCTTGCCAGATACGTGGGTAAGGACTGTCTGTGATTTCGACGATATGGAGGAGCGTGACATCAGGTCTTATGTCGAGTGTTATGACGGAGGCAATGGCAATGTCAAGCTTCGTAGGCTGGTTTCTTATGACTCCAAGATAAAGGCAAGATACGTCCGCTTCGAGGTGCTTGAATCGGATGACGCCGGCTTCGTTCCGGGGGCCGAACTGGCTACCCTCCCGGACGGATTCTCTTTGGTGTCTTGTGATTTCACGGATATGGAAGATAGGATGCCTATTGATATCGAGGAGTGTTACAAGACATCAGCCGGAAGCGTACGCATGAGACATGTGGTGTCTTATGACGGTGATCTTGGGAAAAGAAACCAGTTCTGGGAGATTGTGGACTCGTCTGATAATAGGTATGGGCTAGGAAATAGGATAAATAATATCCCTGCGGATTTTATCCGTGAAAGGTGTGCTCTAGAAAGGTTGGATGATCGTATTACCAGAAATGCGGTAGAATGTTACTCGACACCGGGAGGATCGGTAAGGATTAAATCCACTTACGTTATCAACCCTTTAAATTATGTTAGGTCGTATAATCATCATGTATTGAGTTCTACAGACAATGATATCCATGTTGGTACTCAATATACCTCTTTGCCATCTAATTTCGCCCGTATCGAGTGCGAGGAGCCGGATTATATGGATCGACTTATCGATACCACGGAGAATTGTTATGATACCGGAAAGGGTACGGTGAAGATCAGGAGACAGGAGTCGTTGAACGGAAATCTGGATGTAAAGACTTTCGACTATAAGATCGTTGAGTCTACCGACCCCGATCATCCTATCAATACTACCCCTACGCAGACGATTATTAACGGCTGGACGGTTATCAGTTGTGATCTTAATATCATGGACGTGGATGATTGTTATGAGATCGGTGGTCATAAGATACATTTGAAGGGATTCAGGACAGTCAATCCGGCATTGCAGGATATTAAGTCTATATTGTATGTCGTGTACTCTGATCATCCTAATTATAATGTAGGTGATGAGCTTACGTCTATACCGGATGGGGCTAAGGTGACGATCTGCGATTACGCGGATAAGAGCCAAAGACATATGGTTCCGGTGCGAGAGTGCTATGAGGTGGCCGATGGCCGGTTCTATGTGGAGGGGAGCCGGTTGATTGATAACAATATGGTCGTAGATCGGACGTCGTTGATGGTGATGGAGTCATCCTCTCCTACCTACCCGGTGGGGACTACGCTGACCGCCATTCCTGTTGGCGCTACTATCGTGGCTTGTTTATGTCAAACCTGTTAATCTGAACGGCTATGGTTAAAGTATGTAATGATTATTTTATGATTGACGCCTTAGCTGGAGGTCAGGTCGTAAGAAAAAGGAAATATCGTCGTGAGAATACGATGATAGGATATAAGTGGTATGATTATAATGGGGTCGAGGTAACTGACCCCATTGAGATATCACGTCTTGACGGATTGGCTACTAAGCATCAACGTGTTGATGAGGCTTATGATGATCATGCCATTTTCATGTCGTCAACCAATTACGTTAACAGCGTTTCCGGTATACCTATGGATAAGCATATGGTTGTCGTTGAATGGAGGCCGGATAGCGAGCAGGGCTTTGTAACCATGGCTCATGATGAGGGTCTTGATGGGGACAGCTATTATATAGTTGTTATCAATGCCGGAGATAAGCAGGCTACGATCTACACCCCCGTGGATCCTGAGGATCCAAAGGATGGGACTTCCCGTGCGGTTGATGGCGATAACGTTTCTGTTGGCGGATCATATGTCTCTATATCCCCCAAGCAAGTAGAGAGGATAAGGGTTACTTTCCGTGATGGTAAATGGTATTATGAGTTAGTCACAAAAACATATCCTAGTAATACTGGAGGCATTAAGATCGGGGATGTTGATTTTGTGACGTTCAGATATTTATGGGAATCAAGTTCCGGAAGGGACTTGGACACGATGACGGAAGCCCTTAATTCTAATGTTCCCACCATAGATAATCTTGCTGTAGGTTGGTCTGGTCCCGGAAATGGAGATAGCTCTGTTAGAGAAGTTCTTAAATGGGGTGGTGATAATACCGGTTCTGGTAAGGAATGTGTTTGGATGTCGGTGAAGGATTTAAGGGCTAAATATTATGATATCCTACCTGAAGAGACGTATTTCATGGCCTACGCTACATGGTTTGGATCTAAAGGTACGGGTAAATGTTCTTTTGAACTTGTTGGATACAAGGGAGGTACGATGAGCCAAGATGGATATAATTTCATCAATACCGGTGGATCTGTGGTGTATCAAAATACGTATGATTTTGTTTGTCATACCAGCAAAGGCTCATCTACGTATAAGACATCCTACGAGAAGGTGGCTCGTGTTACCTACAATAAGCTCACTAACGAGGTTTATATGTCCATCGGTGACGCTATAGATCAGGAGGATAATTATGATAAGTTAGAGCGAGAAATCAATAATATAAAGGAAAGACTTAGCGATGTCGAGAGCGAGTTGGCTGTCGTAAGACGTATAGCTGAGGGCAAGAACACGGCGTATATCTTTGATACGGTCGATGCCATGAATGAGTGGCTGGCGGTTCCGGAGAACACGGCTAAGCTCCGTGTGGGAGACAGCTTCTGGATCAGGGAGCAGGAGGTACCTGATTATTGGTGGGATGGAACTCAGGCTTTAGAGCAGGAAGGCCCGAAGGTTGATTTATCTCCTTATTATACGAAAGACGAGATTAATAATATTGTCAATGATATCAATCAGAAGATAGAGGATAAGAGTACGTCTATTATCTTCGATACTTATATCCAGATGAAGTCTTTCGTGGATGATCCAACTAACGCCGATAAGCTTAAGGAAGGTACCATCTTGTTGATACGAGAGAAAAACGTACCTGATTATTATTACGATGGTGCTGGGATAGTTAAGATGGAGGCCGATGTAGAGCAATGCCTTTATGTTACTTTGGCTAACAAGCCTACGGAAAGCACTATAAGTTATACTCAAGATCGGGAGGTGACTAATTTCGCTCCGGGTGCTATAGCTAGATGGGTTGACGCTGATGGTAATAACGTTTTTTATAAGCTTGTAGAGATAGTAGGTGGTAAGGCTAAGTGGGTTACGTTGATTGATACAAGATATGGTAATGTTACGTTGCAAAGCACTTATGACAAGAACTATGAGATCGTGAATATCGTATCTGGATCACGTTTACAAGCTATAAATAGCGATAAGGATGAGATCAAGTTCGTTAATAGCGCTACCGGTAATGTTACTGTCGTGTTTAACGCCACGGTATCAGGAGGAGCCAAGAAACTTACGAGCCTGTTGGCCGTGAACGAGGTGGTTCTTACACCGGGGGCGGCGGCATCCTTTACCCGTACCGGCGAGAACTTCACCCTCTCCGATCTTTTTGGCGTTACGATCTTCCCCGATCTGGCGGATGCCAATCGTGAGGGTGAGTGGGTCATGAGTGTAGGCATAACCGGTAAACCGATCCTCATGGAGGTAAAGGAGATGCGTAAGTGGGATGAGAGTATAACTAAGGAGCTTACAATAGATGAGCTTAACGAGAAGTTCCCTAACGTGGATATTGGGTTCGCTGTCGTATGTAAGACCATCAACAAGGTATATGAGATGGTTAACGGATACAAGGAATGGGTGTCTTATGGTATAACCTCAATTAGTTGATATGGGATTTTTGGTAGGATATGATACGGTCTTGTCCTCGGTGACGTTTTACGTTAATGAGGACAGGTTCCCTTGTTATAATGGGAGGAATGCTGATTATGTGCCTGATCCGATAGTAGATTTAGGTAATTTTAATCGTAATCTCAGGTTCTCGGCAAACAATCCAGGATTCGTGGACGTCGATTGGGGTGATGGGACAAAGGATCAATACCCTTTGGTCAAGATATCTGACGGTAGTTATAGGATAGTATTCAGGTCTTTAGATATTGAGTACAAAAAGAATCCTGACGATACTACATGGTGGTTCAGGAAGGAGGATGGGTCTCAGTATATACCGGTTCCTCCACATAAGTATAGCGATATCAGGCGTAGGGAGGTTACGATGAGGTTCTCTAACGTAATCGATGGGGAGTTCAATATGGATGGTATTGTTCTCCATGAGTTTCCTGTAGTTAATCTACCTGATATAACTTATTTGGCTATGGTCAGATCCGTTCTTAAAAATGGTGATATCCCATATGACAGGATAAGTAAGAGCGTTAATCTTCGTAATATACAGATGGGGTCTTTTTCTCATCCTGGTGTTTGGGGCAATTGGCCGGAAGGTTTTTTAAATATGAAAAATCTGAGGTATTTCGGATGTAACAGTGTTTTTAATTTCGCTGATAATCCTGATTCTAATTGGAGAAGATTCTCGGAATGGAAGAATCTTACTTGGTTTAATTTCAATTGGTGTAATATCCCTTCGTATGACCCAGCGTTTAATTCTATTCCAGCTGCGGGTATAAGTATCATTAGCGATAGGAATAACATACCTGTATTTGATGAGGTGGATAAGGTTGGAGATGATAAGACAGGCGTTACCTTTATGAGTGGTGATAGCTCATGGAAACAAGATCTGGTAGGAGGTAAGTTGAATAAGATTCAGGGCACGTATTGTAATTCAGGCACGGTGCCGGTAGATGATCTTCCGGATTGGTTGTATGAGGTAAGGGAATTTAGGATATGGACTTTGTGTGATGGTGGATTTATAAATACGCAGGAGAGGGCTGATACGTTCGTTAACACGTTTTATGATAAGATAATGTCGTGGAGTTATATAACGATGTCGCAGACGGCTTCTGACGGCAACAGGAATCAGTTTTATAAACTTACCTTAGATTTATATACTGCCGCAGCTCCTACTAATAAGAGACCATCTGGCGTTTATCAGGCTCCTGATGGATTTGTCAAGGGTGTTAGCAACGGTAATCCTACGACGCCTATGGAGAAGGTGTATGTGCTTACCAATAACTACGGGCAGACATGGGTCTTGGCCCCTGCCCCAGCTTCTAAGGCCGCCCTTACGAGGGCAAGGCGGGCTGGGAAGGCTAGGATTACCCCGTTCGTCCTTGGCGTAAAGGACGGCCATGTATCCGTGTTCAGCGGAGATGTATTGGATGATAATATGAGTAAGTATAATTTCGCCGACAAATACGAGGCCATAGATATCTGTAACGATCTAGGATTGGACAGCTCGCCGGTTGTCGAGTATTTCAGGAGAATAGAGGAGGGAGAGGTATGAAGTTGATATGTAAGGATACGAATAAAGGGTCTATAACCTTTTTTACTAAAGGCAAATACGCTTTTAGGGGAGTTAACAGGAATGATACTACTGATGATGTGCCTGATCCTATATTGGATGGTAATAATTATAATGAGATTATAGGATTTTATTCTAATGCTCCTGGCATGTGCGAGGTTGATTGGGGAGATGGGAATAAAGAGCAATTCCCTTTTGTAAAGGCTAGGAGTGGATCTATATATGGTCAATATAGGTTGATGTTTAGGAGAAGGGATATAAGTTATCGTAAGAATCCGGATAGCCATCCATGGTGGTTTTATAAGGAAGATGGGAGCGAGTATGTTCCCGCCCCCAATCATGCTTATGATGATGGCATGGATAAGGAGCGTGTGATATCCATGTCTTTTACCAATGATGTTACGATGATGGAATCCTATAGGATTATGATGGTAGGTTTCCCTATACTTGATATGCCTAGCCTTATCAATATAATTATAAGTATTCCTGGGAATCGTACCATAACAGATATACCAAAGGATAGGATAATGAGATCGGTAAATATAGAGCGTATAACATTAAGTGAGTTTGGTGTGGATACGTTGACGTCCATCCCGGAGGATTGGAATAGACTAACTAAATTGAAAGGTCTGAATTTGTCCGTGTCTATTGACTTTAGTGATACCGAAGCTTCCAATATAAGGAAATTCCCTTCCATGTGGCCTAATTTGGAGATATTGCATTTAGCTGGTGGAAGGGTAAGGTTATATCCTAAGGAATGGTTATCATTCAATAATTTAAAAGAATTGTATTTAAATCCTGGTTATGCCACATCATCGTTTGATCCTAACACATGCCCGGCTATGGATGAGGTGGATAAGATAAATTCTAGTTTAAAGATTTTCGATCATATAAATAAATGGTATGGACCTGTCGTGAGTTGGCATCCGTATATG